AATCAGCAGCGCACGGGCAAAGCTCCACGACTTCGCGCTCCCTCGACCTCCATACGCCACCTTGTAGCGCTTCGGCTGGAACAGGAATTGGAGCCGCTCAGGGAACCTTGCGATGCTCATTCAAAGACGACAGTGATGGATTGCTTCAGCGCGCCACCATCTGCGCCAGTGACCTCAGTCCTGTTGAGCTTGGGCGCTGCGAACTCGGCCAGCTTGGCGAGCAAATCCAGCGCCTTCGCCGGATCAGGCTTGCCGCTATCGGAGCCGTCGCCCTCAGCCACCAACGCAAGCCAGCGGCCCACGTTCTCGCTGTTGTCCTCAAGCAACTGCCGCACCGTCTCGCGGAATTCGGCGTTAACCTTGTTGGGAACGCCTTTACGCGTCCCGCCGCCTGTCTTCACTCCCTTTGCCATGCCACTAGGTCTCAGTTTGCGATGTTCGGCTCATTTCGCCGAAGTTTCAGGCCACCAGTCTTCTGGCACCTACTCGCCTGTTTCGGGGTTGATGTAAGTGGCGGGGGCGGTCAGATTTGAACTGACAACCGGAGCTGTTAGAGAGCCCTGCTCTGCCGTTGAGCTACGCCCCGAAAAAATGCGATCCCAATTGCTGGCGAACGTCTGCTCGTCCACCTTCGGCGGGCGGCGGCCGGAACCCTTACCGCTCATGCAGGCTTTCCAGATATCCGTCGTACGCGGCGCGAGGCGTCGCCCTAACTGGCCCCCAGTAGCGATGCGCGTATTGCGTGCCTAGACGCAGCAGGACGCGCCAGCCACCAACGCACGGGAGGATGCGCGGCTTGTACTCGCCATCCTTCAGCGGGCGGGTGACGTAGTCACTCCATCCGGCAGTGAACGCCTTGCCGCTCACACTCAGCCCTTGGCAATCGCCGGGGGAATCGTCATGCCCGCTGCACGCATCTGCACCTTCACGCCCTCAAGGTCCTTGAACACCTCGGCGGCGTGGGCGAACTCGCAGCCCTTTACGTACTCGCGCAGTTGGGCAAGCTTGGCGGTCAGGTTGGTGTCTTTCATGCGAAAAGCAGGAAGCCAGCCCACGCCACGATGGCAACACCGATCAGCGACGTGCGAACCGCGCGACGAAGGGTGATTTCCTCCACCGGCTCGGGGTACTTGCCGAGGTACATCATCACGCCCTCGCGGATTAGTGCGATCAGGCCAAGGACGAAAAAGAACGCGACAAAGGTATGCATGCGGCTTATTGCCTCTCTGCTCTCAGGATTTCTTGGAGTCGCCGGATTTCTGCGTCTGCGGCGTCTGCGTTTCCAACAAGATGGCTCGCGCCTTCTGCCCGTAGCTCGGCGGCTGCATCAGGCTTGCCGGCACTGGTTGCAGCACCGGGCACTTCACATCGCCACTCGGGACGGAGGCGCACCCGCTCAGCGCGAAGGTCAGCAGCAAGGCGAGTAGCGCGAGCTTCCGCATCGGTCTTGTCCTGTTCGTATTGCTGGGTGATGGCCTGGAATTGGCTCGCCTCGGCGTGTTCGTGATCCCTGGCCGCCTCGGATGCCTTCAGGCTGGCGTCCAGTTGGGCCGCTCGCGACTCGGCCTGATGCTGACGATCAGCGGAAACAGCGGCAGATGCGCGAAAGTGCATGGCGAGCATCACCGCCGTGACCGCCAGCACGGCCAAGCTCACCGATAGCCACTTGGTCAGCCCGGAGAACATCAGGACTCAGCCGGCACCGTGATGTTGTTGTCCCTGAGAATCCCCTCCAACTGGCGCACGCGGTCGCGCAGCTTGGAGCTGGCCTGCTTCTCTGCCTGCAATTCGTCCCACAGCTTGCTGTACTTGTTTTCCAGCGATTCCACGCGCTCGATCAGTTGCTTGACCTGAGCGGCGGCGGCATCCGTCACCGTGGCGTCGGCCTTGTACTCGGAGACAGCGGCATCGGTCGCGGCCTGGGCCTTGGTCCGATCCGAGCGGCCTTGGATGAACTGCCACACGTTACCGGCGAACGCCAGCGCAGCCACCAGCCATGCTGGAAGCTCTGTCCCTGATTCGATCATTACGCCAGCACTCCGCCCGCACGCACGAAAGCGCCGCGCAACTTGGTTAGTTCGTTCTCATGCTGGCCGTAGCCAGCACCGGGGAAGCTCGCCCAAATGTGAGCGCACTGGGCTACCGCCTCATCGAAGCGACCCGCCTCTACGTCATCCAGCGCGTGGCACTCGCGCACAAGCTCTAGCGCGGCCTTGTCCTGCGACTCGTGGCCGAAGTCGAGCAGGCCCAGCCTGGCTTTCAGGTCATCCCATGTACGGGAAAGGATCTGATAGCGCCCCGCCGCCGTGGACTTCAGCCCCGCCTTGTTGAGCGTGACCAGCTTGCGCGGGTGATCCGCGTAGCCGTGAAACAGGTCGCCGCCGACAAGGACGTTGTATCCGTCGTCCCCATGCCCTGCCGTGCCTTCGCTGTAGGCGATGGCATCGAGGAAGGCGTGCGCGTTGCACTGGCGACGGTACTCAGCCACCGCTTCCGGCGAGTCCAGATGATCCGCGACGGAGAACGGGGTGAGCTTCACTTGTCTTTCCGTGGCACGGCAGCCAAGCCGCCAGAGGGTTTGTCTACCTGACGCCAGGGACGGCCCAGCTCCGTAAGAATCTCTACATCGCCGCCCCTGTCGGCTACCCGAATCAGCAGCGCGCCCGTCTTTTCCACGAACGCATCCACGCCACCGGCAAAGATCAGGACGCCACTTTGGGAGCTTCCAGCACCGGAGAACTCGTGCCAGTCGGCAAGGCTGTCGCCGTCCCGCGGGTCAAGCTCACACTCGACCTCAGGCAGCTCGTCGTCGGCGTCGTCGGACATGGCTTAGCCGCCCTGCGTGTCGATGCCGGCGCGGGTGATGCAGTCCGCCGAGCCCCTGCTGATGCCGCCTTTGGAGTCGCTGCCGTCGTGGATGATCCCGTCGCGGTCAATGATGCTTTCGCGTTCGCAGAAGCTGGTCACGTCGCGCATGGTCGCGTCACTCATCAGGCTCACCAAAGAACGGGCTAAGCGCAGCCGCAAGCATCACCAGCAGCCAGATTAGGCGGGCTAGGAGCATGGGGGCCTCGGGGGAATAGGTCAGGGAAACGGGCGGCGTCCCGCCCTGCTGCATCCGGGTTACCAATCTTGCGGCGGCTTAGCGGCCTCCCGAGATCGCCCCGTCGATCAAACGTGGCCGGTTGCGATGCAGTCCCTGAAAACTTGATGCCGCCCGGTTCTGGCTTGCCGGGTCTTGCGTGACCAATAGGAGTAACGGTAGAGGCTGGGCGGCAAATCGACGCGCGATTTCTCGCACCTACTACCAGCCTAGCAAATGGGGCTGTTTATCCATCCCGTTTAGCGGAATACCAATCCGCGCCCGTCACTTCCTCCCAACGGGAGACAAAGTCGCGGCTGAATCGGTTGTCGTAGCACATGCCCATGTCGGATCGGAACGAGGCAATCAGCGATTTCGCCTCACCCTCAACCTGCTCACGGATGTACTGGTAGGCGTCATTCCGGCAGCCAAAGCGCCTTGCTTGCTGATTGATCCCGGCCACGCACTCGCGCAGATGCGGCCACAAGGCCAACGCAACGCCGTCACGGGCCGCCTGCCTGCCCCAGTCCAAACGGTAGGACTCAACCGCCCGCCGCTTACGTTGGCCCGCCCGTGGCGTCACAGCCGCCGTTGCCGCGAACTCGTAGGCCCAATCCTTGATCGCCCGGTTGTGCCGGGTGTCGTCTGCCACATGGGCCAAGTACAGGTCTTGCGCGATGGGATGCAGGGCAACGCGGCTGCACAGGGACAGCCACCAGCCGACAGCGTCGTCAGGCTTGCCCCACCAGTACCCGGCAACGCGCTGGTCAACATCAGGGACCGAATCAGCCTCAAACGTGGCCGCCACAGCCTGGTGGATGGTGGCGGTGGTCATGCCTTGCGATCCTTGAGCGCCGAAATTACGAGTGACGCAGCAAGCCAAACCGATGCGTCAGCGGTATTCGGGCTACCCACTAGCCACAGCACGCCAAGCACGAGGCACCAAAGCTGGATCAGTCCAGTCCTCATTACGCAGCCCTCGTCTTGGTGAGATGCTCGTGCACCTCATCGATGATTGCCTTCACGGCCTTGATCTTCCGGATGGCCCGCTTGTCGCCCGGCTTGCCAAACGACCCCCAGATGCGCCGGTCGCAGTCGGATAGCTTCATTTCGAGATAGCCCGTGTCGGCGTCGATGGACACGCGGACGTAGGAGTCGCTGTCTTTCTGCGGCTCAAGGAATACCCGCTTCTCTTTCATGCGGCCCTCGCAAGCGTGAACTTGTGTTCCGCGTCCTTGTAGGACTTGCGCAGGTATTCCCCGAGACTGACGCCCTCGTACTTGCGGCATAGGTACTCAAGGGTCAGCGGCATCACGCAGTAGTCGCCGTTGTGGACTTCGTTAAGCACGACAACGCCGCGCCAGTGGCCCTGCCCTTGCGCCCCTCGGTAATCCTCGTCGTGCAGGTACGCGGAGCCGGCCACAAGGCCGTGCCACGTCGCCCCGCTAGCCTGGATGCGGGTCCCGTAGCGGAAGCCCTGCTCGTGGCCCTGTACGAAGCTCGCGCCGATCTTGTTGAGGCGGTTGTCGATGGTTCCGCCGATGGCATGGCTGGAATGGCTCGACTGGAAGTAGTGCGAGTACAGGACACCATCCAGCCAAACCCGCTCAAGGAACGGGTGCCGCTCAAAGTCGCGGGTGTTCAGGTGATGGTCGCCAATCGTCCCGGCGAACTTCGGGGCCGCGTTGATGGCCCGGTGGATGCGGTTGCAATGGTTTCCGAACAAGAAGTCCTTGCTCGGGTTCCACTGCTTTTCCTTGTTCCGCTTCAGGCGGGCTTGCTCGGCTTCCATTGGGGCGCAGAGCGTGGCGAAGGCTTCATTGCCCACGGCCACGTCATCCTCATACCGCGCGCCTTCCATCTTCATGCTGCCGGGGCCGTCGTGTGCGGACAGGCTCGGCATGTCCCAATGGTCGCCAAGGTGGATGACCCGGCTCGGGCGGTAGTCAACGATGGCCTGAGCGATCCAGCGCAAGTGATCCAGCGGAACGCCGGGGCGGACTTGGGTGTCAGGGATGATGAAATGACGGTTCATAAATGCGACTCCCCACCCGCCAACCGCTCGTCGTGGTCACGGATAGCCTCGGCCTGCATTGGGTGCGGGCTATTGATTTCGCGGGCGGATAGGCCGTCGCAGTTGGGGGGAGCCATGCTCACCATGTCCAGCGCCTTGCCGGCGTGGACGCACAGCCATTGCGTCGGACGGTCGTCGCCCTCGGGATAGGTCTGCGTGAACGTGGCAAGCATTGCGACGTTGCACATGAAGTGCCCTCGATGAGGCTTGCCGCTCTCGGGATCGACGCACTCGCCGCGCATGATGGCGAACAGGTGGCGGACAGCGCAGGCCAGCGGCGCGGACCACTTCATGCCCTTGGCCCAGTTCCAGGCGGCGTACTTGTTGCGCCCGTAGTCGAACACCTCGGCGCACTCGATCCACGCCTGATCCAGCGTGGCATCACCCTGCCCGAAGGAGAGGCAGCGAGTCGCGCGCCACAGGTCGGCCACGGTGCCACCGGCCTGCCAGTTCCCAAGAGCCTCAAGGCACGCCGCGTAGTGGTTGCCCTGCTTGCCGCAAGCCCTGATGCTGTCCGCGATCAGTGTTAGCGGAATCAAGTCCATCGGCGGCTTGCCGTCGTTGTAGCGAGCGCCTGAGCCACGGGCCGCGCTGTTCACGTCCCCGATGCTCATGCCTTGGCCTCGTTGCCGAACTTGAGGCCGTTGAAATAGCGCCGCAGGATGTACTGCCGCGTCAGCGATATGGCGGTAAACACCACGCCGATCAGGAACGCGGAGCGGACGTTGTGGTCAGGCCGATACAGCAGCGGCAGGAAGACAATGTTCGCCGTGAAGTTAATCGTCCAGCCAATGGCCGTGTTGGTGACCGCCTCTATTGCAGACGCCTTACGGGTTTGCATATGACCTCTCCAGGTACGCAGCCGCCTCTCGCAGCAGCTGCGAAGAATCTTTTGCGTGTCCAAGCAGGACGTTGCAGTGGTGGCAAAGGACGCCTCTCACTGCGCTGGTGTCGTGACAGTGGTCGATGTGCGGCGTGTCGTTTTTCGATGTGCCGTTCAGCGGCATCCGGCACACGGCGCACTTGCCTCCCTGCGCAGCCAGCAGCGCCTCAGAATCGGCAAGGGTGATGCCATACAGCGCAACGATTGTGCTGTTCTTTGCCGCGCGCCTTAGGCATTCGCGGCAAGTCCCTTTGAGTTCGCCCGGCCGGCGTCGGTCATGCGGGAAATGGTCGGCGTCGAATGGCTTCCGCTCGCCGCACTTCCAGCACTTGCGCCTCCCATCGTCACCGATGGTCTCGGCTCGCGCCTGCGACCTATGGCTTGGAGTGACGCTCCCGGAACGCTTGGCTCGTGCGTAGTGCAGGCCACACAAGCCCCATCCGACACAGAAACGACCACAGCCGTCTGTGTTGCATACGGCGCGACCAGCCTGCCCTTTAGGCATTGGCCCAGCTTTCTACAAACGATCCGAGTTTAGTCTGTGCCATTCGCCCAACCCTCTTTGGATTGGGCCTATTGCAACGCCTATTTGTCTAAGCCGCCTCGGCAGAATTAGACTTTTTTCGCGCCGTCTTTGCGAGGTTGTAAACGGTCTGCCGGCAGCATCCCAACCGCTCCGCAGTAACTTCCGCTCCAAGGAGTGGCAACATGCTCGCGGCATTTCGGATGCGACGCGCCTTGAACAAGAGGTTCATTAGCCGCGCCTCGATTTCCCCAAGGCTCGCCATTTCCACGCCCTCAGTTTGCAGGGCTTCCATCGCTTCGGTAATGCGGGATTCGGTGCTCATGCAATTCCCCTCAAATGCAAAGCCGTAACCGCTACGCCAAGGGCAGCCCATGCGTGGGACGTAACGCCGTAGGTAGGGCCGGGAGCCTTTTTCGTTCCAGGCTGCCCGACCCTCTGAATTAGTGCCTCGCGAACCTGCGGGTCTTTCGCCCTGCCCGTCCCGCAGACGTACTTCTTCACGTCGAACCGCTTCACTAGCAGCACTTCATCCGGCACCGGCCAGCACTCTTGGAAGCGACCGATCCAGACGCAGGTATCAAAGGTTTCCTCGCCAACCGCCGTGCCGTAGCTGACGATTCGCTCGATAGCCAGCAGGTCGGCATCCGTTGTGCGGATCAGGTCGCGCATGGCTACGTTGTCCGTCACGCCAGCCGCCAGCACGCCGCCGCCTTGCAGGTAGTGGACCCAGCCCGACTGGTGCGTGCCGGGGTCGATGGCGAGAACGGACACGGCATTCATCGCACCTGCCTCCACGTCTCAAACGAAAGCACCTTCTCCACCGTCCGGTGATGCACGCCCAAGTCGGCGGCAATGGCCTTGGCGCTGTACTTCGCGTTTAGCTCTGCCAGGCGCTGGGCCTTGTAGGCGGCACGCTGGCGAATCTCCCGCACCAGGTCCGGCGTCAGCTTGGCTTGGGGCAATGCGTTGCCACGCTTGGCGGTTGCGTAGCTCATGCGGCCTTCCCATACACGCACACGCTGCTCCCGTTGACGGCAGGAAGGCGTTCCACGATCACCGCGCGATTGCTCTCCACCAGCCGACGCATCACGCTGTGCGCTCCGTTACGGCTTACCCCTAGCGCGCTTCGAAGCTCGGCAATGGTGACGTGGCGTGTCTCTAGCAATTCCAGCGCGGCGCGTGTCGGCGGCACCCATCCGTCATCATGCTCAGGCTTATCCTTCTGCATATCCTCGTCGTCGGCCTCGCCAACTTCGTCTTTGCTCACCTTTCGGATGCCGGCCAGCGTTTCCGACAGGGCATCCAATGACAGGGACGGATGGATAACGCCGGATAGCGCGACGGCCCCAGAACGCAGCAACTGCTTGGCGTGTACGCCACTCGCAAGGATGTATCCCTCCCCCGCCACGGCATTGACGATCCACTCGCCGCCGTGATTCTGCATGTGATTCAGGATTTGCAGCGCCGCCTGTTCCGGTGCGGTGGTGGTGATGTGGATGCGCATTACTTGGCTTTCCTCGCTTGCTGGGTCCGCAGCACGCCTTCCGCGTGGCATAGGCGGGCGTATTCGGTATTCGTGAATTGCGTACGGCGATCGACCTCGTCGTGACAAGAGCTACAGGCCCAAGCCGCCATGTCGTCGTCAGGCTTCAGGCCCGTGCCGCAGTAGCCGGCTAGGCGGTAATGGGCAAGAACCGTTGTTTCTGGATCGCCGTTGCACACACCAGGGATGCGGACCATGCACGGCTGGCCCTTGGCCGACTTTCGGGCTTCGGTCATCTTTGGACGGCTGGCCTTCATCCGCTTTCCGCTCGGCTGGATGGCGGCATAGCGGCGCAAGGGGGTTATGCGGGAGAGGGTCATGCCGCCCTCCGCTCATCGCCCTGGTACGGCTCGGGGATGTACGCCCCGCACTTGGCCGCAGCCGGGAACACCACGGTTTCCAGCAGCCGCCCGAACGCCTCGGCATCCATCACGTCCCGCTTTCCGTTCTCGTCGCGGGTCGTCGTGCGGAAAGGCACGCTCTCGATGCCCTCGGGATTGCGCGGGGTCTTGGGGCACTTGCGATCCACCCAGCCGAAAAACGTCCCGCATACCCATTCGTGCAGGTCGTCCACGGTGTAGCCCATCACGTCACCGATGGCCGGATAGCAAACGCCGAACAAGTAGGCGTTTTGCGGGTGCGTGCGTTCCTTGCGCCACGCCTTGGCGGATACCTCAAGCGGGAGCTTCATGGTGCGCAGGAAGACAATCCAGCGTTCCCGTTGGTCGGCGGTGGCGAGCTTCATCGCTTGTTACCTCGCTTGATTAGCCAGTGCATGCGCAGCCGTCCGCGCACTTCCTCTTGGCAGTTGCGTGTCGTGCATTGGTCATTGCCGCAGTCGGTCGGAAGCTTCTCGGACTCGGGCTTCCATTGATCGGTCGGAAGCCGCGCAATGCGCTCGATGTGGTGAAAGCAGCAGAAGGCGGTCATACCGGCGCACCGAAGCCGCGTGACTTTTGAGGGCCTGTAACCACCGGCTCAGGGAGCGCGCCCTGCCAGTCCTCTAGCCGCATCTGGTCGAAGCGGTTGAGCAAGTGGATGGTTTCGCCCGTGCGGATGTTGCGGCCCTTCGCAGGGATGACCTCGACCACGCCGGGCATGTCGCCGGGGGTGTAATAGTCCTGTCGGTGCAGGAACAGAATCACGTCCGCCTTTTGCTCGATTTCGCCTGACTCGCGCAGGTCCGTCATGGTCGGGCGCTTGTCGGCACGGGTGGCGGCGGCTCGGTTGAGCTGCGCCAGGAACACGACCGGACAGTTGAACTCCTTGGCGAGCGTCTTGCCTGCCTGGGCGATGCGTCCGTACTCGTGGCGCGTCTCGGCCTTCCGGTCCAGACCCATATCGTGCATGTGATCCAGCACGATCAGGCGCAGGGGCTTTTGCATGTGTGCACGGCGAGCGCGGGCCATGAACTGCTCGACCGTCAGGCCGGGCGTCGCGTCGATCAGTAGCGGCGACTCGCGCAGCTTGGTCGTGGTCGGCGTGAATCGGTTCCAGTAGTCCTCGGATTCCGCCAGCTCGTCGTCGGGCTGTTCCACCCATTCGTGAGGGATCAAGCCGAAGCAGGCGGCCATGCGACCCATGCACTCCTGCTCGGTCATCTCCACGGAAAACACAGCCGTCCGGTGATCGTGGAGCGCGGCAAACCCGGAGAGTTGCAGGCCGAACACGCTCTTGCCCATGCTCGGGCGCGCGCCAACGACGTAAAACACGCCATCGCGCAGGCCCTTGGTCCGGTTGTTCAACTCATGCCACGGCGTGGGGATGCCAAGCAGCGGGGCCTTGTTGCGATACCGCTCCATGAACTCGGCGTAGAACCGATTCATGGACTCCTTGGCCGTCGCCAAACCGCCGCGAGTCGTGGTGACTTGCATCTGCGCTAGCTCGTGGGCGGCGGTGCCCGCGATGTGCTGCGGATTGGCTCCTGGCGCTACGGCGGCAGCGGCCATGCGCTGGCCGGCATCCATCAGCGACCGAAGTCGCGACTTCTCAACCACGATTTCCGCATACGCCACGATGTTGGCGGCGCTGGGGGTGTTGTTGCTCAGGTCGTACAGGTAGACGGCACCACCGAAGCCATCGGCCATGCCGTTGTCCTCGAACCAGCCGCCAAGCGTTACCTCGTCCACCGGAGAGCCGCGCTCGATTAGCCCGGTGATGGCCTTGAAGATCATCCGGTGTTCCGCCTTGGCGAAGTCATCGGCGTGCAGCCAGTCGGAAACCTTGGCGTAAGCGCGTGGGTCCAGCATTAGGCCGCCAAGCACGCTCTGCTCAGCGTCGATGGCCTGGGGCAGCGGGCGGGTGTCAGCGTAGTCGTCGAAGCGGGCGACGGCGTTCATGCGTGCGCCCTCTTGGCCTGCTCGCCAGCCGTGGTCAGGCGGCAATCACCCTCGGGCGAGAACCACCACAGCTTGAGCCAGTTGTTCCGCACCGCGTTGCGGTAGTGGGCGCGCCAGTCCTTCTGGCGCTTGCCTCTCTCTT